CAGTAATACTGGTAGAGGGCTTAAATATGTTTAGCCCTGAGACTTCAAAAGAGTCTTGATCCTACACAACCGTGAGTTGCTCCAATATCTTCATCTGTAAAGGGACTGCCTTTCGCGAAGGCAGCTTTTCAGATGGGTTGACACCCTGTCTGATAAGTGTTGAATATCAGATTTAGGTGTTGGGGTGACCGTGGACTGGACTCAGGCAGGGGGTATTAACCGCAAGGTAATACGCTGTCCCATAGTCCAGAAACCACATGAGTCGTTCCCTCATCCATTCACATGGTGTCTGCGGCCCCCGAAAGGGGAAACCGAAGTCCTAAAGGAACATTTATAGACCATATAACGTCTTCAAAAGTAATCTTATACAGAAAACCTTTAAATTCGCGACATGGCACTATGAGTGTAGCCATTTAGGTGACATTATCCGTGTAAAAGCGGGTACTGCCTTTACTGACATTTTGCTAAAAATGAAAGTATTGGTAGGAGGGTCGACGTCACTGAGTTTCATTTCCTCGGTACGTTTACTAGCTAAGAGGTTGTCTAAGATCTTTCGACGCCAAGGGATAAAAGGGTTAACCCTCACTCTCAAGGCGGCGACAGTTCTTTTACAACAATCTGTAGCTGGGTATGTCCTATATGATGTAACCCCGCTCGGGCCTAGGGTGGCCCGAACGAGATCTGGACTGCCTCGACTCATACCAACTTCTCATCGCTTGTTAATTATTAATAAGCGCCCTGGGTATCTACTGTTTATTCGTTTTTATTTAACGGTCTTCAGTGTATACAGGGTGTTGGAGTTTCCGGGAAAGTTAAAGTTAAATACTATAACTGACCCAGGAAAACCCTTCGATGTTGGGTGGTTTGAGTCGTTTGTGCCCGCTTTCACTCAGTTGATGTCAAGAGGTTCGAAAGATCCTCTCGATTTCTTCAGAGCGAAAGCGAAAGCATTTCCTATCTTTAAATCCTCGCCTTTCACGGACAACATAACGACGTGTCCGTTAAAGGAGGTCAACCTAAAGGGTTTGTACTCTACTCATGTAGTTTCTTTATTAGAAGCCACACGAGCGGTTTATCTTTCTTCGGCCTATTCCATCATTATGAAAATGGCGACTGTGTTCTATCCCGAACTCAGGCGTCTTTTCACTATGCTGGTGGGGCTTAAGAAGATTGACCAGATCTCCAACGCGATTCCAAAGAAATTTGAATCAAATTGGTGGTCTGGACTCCCTTTAGGAAAATTGTCTTTAAAGAAAGAGGCAGCCGGAAAAGTACGCGTCTTTGCTATGGTAGATCCTATCACTCAGTGATTACTGGCCCCATTACATAAGTACATCTTCTCAATTTTGAGAAGAGTGCCCATGGATGGTACCTTTAATCAACTGAAACCGGTATATCGTTTGTTGCGAATGCCGGGGGTTAGGTCCTATTTTAGCTTAGATTTAAGCGCGGCCACAGATAGATTGCCAATTTCTATCCAGAAATTAATTCTTTCGGACTTGATTCGCTTTTATCCTAATTTTGGTGAGGATTGAGCGAACTTACTTGTCGATAGAGATTATCGACTTAAGTCTGAAGAGTTCTCGGTTTCCGGTCGCTTTCGATATGCGGTCGGACAACCGATGGGTGCTCTATCTTCGTGGGCGATGCTAGCGTATTGCCATCATTTTATAGTACAGGTTGCGGCATGGCGCGTCGGCTATCCCCAGGATCGCTTATTTAAAAAATATGCGGTATTGGGGG